AAGTTGTATCACCATTATTGGGATATTTCTTATTCCTGCTATACTGATAGCACTGCGTTCGTATCTGTATGCGATCATTGCTGTTGGTACATTTATAGCATCATTTGCGCTATTTGGCTACTATCTGTATCTGGAGATACTTCCGATTTTAGTTAGGGAACATCTACAAGAACAAGAAATTATGCGTCAATTCGCTGGAGATAAGGAAAAGATTCGCTTCTACAGAGGGTTCAAGAAGTACTTCGATGGAGACTTCGGTGCAGAGGGGCTAAAGAAGTGGTTTATGAATCACCCAAGATAATAAATAATTGCAAAAGGAGAATTTATGGCAGACGCACCAAAACCACTATCACGTTCAGAGCGTGAAGCACTCATCAAAGACAAAGCTGGATGGGTAATCACTGTTCTAGCTGCTTTATTGGCTATCAATACTCTAATGGGTGGTAGCAACTCAAGTAAAGTTCTAAACAATACAATTGATGCTAACAATACTTGGTCTTTTTATCAGGCTAAGTCTATCAAAAGCACTCTAGCTGAGATGGCTCTAGATGACGCTAAAAGATCAAATGATAAGAGAAAAGAGGCAGATTTATCTGCTAAGATTGCTCGATACGAATCCGATCCAGTATCTGGAGAAGGTAAGAAAGAATTGATGGCAAAGGCACGAAAATTAGAGGAAGAACGTGCAGTGGCTAAATCTCGTAGTCCATGGTACACTTACGGTGGATCCTTACTACAGATCGCCATTGTTTTACTTACTGCTTCTATTTTAGCTGTTAACAATAGACTATATTATGCAAGTCTCGGAGTAGGTGGCTTAGCTGCTCTGTTGATGTCACAGGCAATATGGTTGTGGCTTCCAATAACACTATAATAAGGAAGAATGATGGCTGAAGAGGTAAAAGAAGTAAAAGAGGTCAAAAAAGACGAAGACTGGATGCAGAAAAAGTGGCGTCCAGCTATGGGTTGGATGTACATGTTGATATGTACTCTTGACATGGGTGTATTTCCAGTAGCATGGAGTGTTTTGCAAACTGTTATGGGTCAGCAAATAACTCAGTGGCAACCATTGACGCTACAGGGAGCAGGTTTGTTCCACTTAGCGATGGGTGCTGTTTTAGGTATCGCTGCTTTTGGTCGTACACAGGAGAAGATTGCTGGGGCTGCTGTTAATCCTATTCCAGCACCAACACCGATGTCTTCATCACCTATGATTAGTGCACCGACTCCTCGTCCAATGATGGCTGCTCCAGTCGCTGCACCTGTAGTTGAGTTGCATCCAGACGATCCACCGACTCGTAACACCCGAAACGACTAATCTCGTAATCCCCTACATTCTGTAGGGTTATAAACCCCTGTAAGTTGTTGAATTTGCAGGGGTTTTTTGTTGCATAAATTTGTTGCCTTTAATTGCAATCTACTGTATAATTAAGGTATGAAAAATGAAAAATTGATAAAAAAATTAGGTGCTCTTAGTGGTTGGATTGGAATGGTACTGATTCATGGTGCGACTCTCCCAACAACTATTGGGGTGATTCTTGGATACTCAGATCGAGTTCCACCAATCAGTATGGTGATTCTTGTTTGGTCTGGTTTGATGTTGTTCTTGTTTAGAGCCATCGTGCAAAAAGATACTTTATACATAGTATCGAATGCAGTTGGATTCTTCTTTAACAGTATCTTGTTGGCTTTGATTGTTTTTAAATAAGGAATAGATCATGAGTGAATTTAAGTCTTGGGAAGAAATGTCTTTGTTGGAACAAATGCAGTGTCAGTACTGGGATATGTATAAGGATGCCTATGGTGTTCGTCCTCGTGGTATTGATACATCCAGCTGGACTGAAGCAGACTTCGAGAATGAGTTTGCCAGTTTGGGTGCTGTGATTGAGCGAGAAGAAATTGCTCGCAAGGAAGCGGAAGCTAAGGCTATCGTTCGGTTAGAAGCACAGATCGATTCACTGATTTCTGCTGGTGCTGTGAATCGTGCAGCTGCAATCAAGTGGATTCACGAAGCTGAAGGTACAGGTTTTGATGATGATTATCTGTGTTATACTCTTGGTTTACCCTATGGTTATTTTACTGTGAAAGAGGTGGCATAATGCGTGGTTCAATTCGTATGGCTGTTGGATTTTTGATGGTGTTTGGTGCAGTGGGTACTCTTGATGCTGATCCAACTGCATCACTGTCCTCTATGATTTTGTTGGCAACTTTAGGATTATTGTCTATGTTGTCTGGTGTTAATGCAATGGAGAAACAATGAATAAGTTTGCACGAATGAAAGAAAAGAATGCGATTGACAGTGAGATTCTGTTGATCACTCAGGAAGAATGCGCTGAAGTCAGCCAAGCGATAAGTAAGGTGTTCAGGTTTGGTATGGAAGATGCACACCCAGTAACCAAAATTAATAATCGAGAACATCTCGAAGAGGAAATTGGTGACCTGATGTGTATGATTGACCTGCTGATTGATAATGGTATCGTTAGTGAAGCTGCTTGTTTAACTGCAAAGAATGAGAAGCTGAACAAGCTGATGACATGGTCTAACATTTTTAAGGAAGAAGTATGATTACGATTAAAGGTATCTCCAAACGACATGTGCAACTCTTGGATGAGATGTGGGCATGCGACTCGTTTGAAGAATTCGAGCAGATGAAGGCATCGCATTCTGCACAGGATCAACTCATTATTGATTCACTGATGCGTATGGTATTGGCTGAGTGTATTGACAATGATCTTGGAGATATGGCAGAAGCCAAAGAACTGCTGAGTAAATTCTAATGATAGAAATCTATGACAATTTGATAGAAGAAAGTTATGCAAGTAGACTGCATGATACTTTGATTCATCCAAAATTCCCATGGTATTATTTACCTACTACATCACCAACACTTAAAAGTGAAGATGTTCCATCATTAACACATATTTTTGATCATGATGAAGTTTCCATTAAAAAGTCCGATTATATCGGAACTGCTTTAACTCTATTAGATTTATTTTCAGTTTCTACTGGATATAAATTCAATAGAGTTATGAGAATGCGATCAAATTTAGTAATTGGATATCCAGGACTACAAGATATCCTGTCAACACCACATATAGATTATGATATTCCACATCATGTGATATTATATTATGTATGTGGAAATGGTAACACAGTTTTCTTCAATGAAGATGGAAGTATTCTACAAGAAGTAGAATCGAAGACTGGAAGATTCGTCATATTCGATGGAAGCATTATGCATTGTATAAGAGTCCCAGATGCAACAAGAGTTGTATTCAATTTTAATGTAATTTTAAAATAAAATTTGCTTTGTAAGAGACTACCATGTATAATAACAAAACACTGAAACGAAGAAATCCTATTGCAAAGGATTTGCGCACTCCAAAATATCGTCAGAGAGTTGTGGAGTCTAAGGTTCAGTACATTCGAAACCCTAAGCACAAGAAGGATATGTATGAGTCTCAACTATGAAGCAGAGTTGTACAAAGGTGGACTACTCACCACTGTAAAGGTTGTTAAACATGAGTATGATAACATTGAAGTTACATTCAAGAGAAACCTAAAGGGCGAAACAGGTAAACCTATCATTGATAGTTCCTTTACTATGTTTTATACTGAACGAGAATTTAAAGAATTCTTTTTACCATTGATTAATGAATTGAAAGTGAGATTTGAAAATGAACTTGAACCTAGCAACTGATTTGGAACTACAAGAATATGTCCTCAAAAATCTGCGCACTAATGAACAAGGAGTTCGGATTGTCTTCACCAAGAAAGATGGAACAGAACGATCAATGCTCTGTACCCTCTCAGAAGCGAAAATCCCGCAAGACAAACATCCAAAAACCGAAACGACCAGTAGCCAGACTTCTGGATCCGCAGTACGTGTCTTCGACTTAGAGAAATCTGAGTGGCGTAGTTTTCGTTGGGATAGTGTAACATCAATGGAGACTTGATATGAAGTTTGACAATTCAGCAGCATATATTTTTGTAGTACTACTTGTTGTAGCACTATTCATTCTCATACCGTTTGCAGTCGTATGGTCACTCAATATACTGTTCCCTGTTCTTGCAATTCCGTATACCTTTGAGACATGGTTAGCTGTTATTGTCCTCAGTGGTGTGTTTAAAACAACTGTTACAAAGAAATAATATGAGTATTCAATCAGAAGAAGATCGCAAGAAACTGCGTGGAGCAATCCAAGAAATTAGTGCATCAATGACACGTACAGAAGCTGAACGTGACTTGATTAAGGAAATCGTTAAGGAAATGTCCGATCAATTCCAGATCCCGAAGAAAACGATTAAGAAGATTGCAGTGACTTTCCACAAACAAAACCTTACTCAAGAGGTTGCAGACCACGAGGACTTTGTAGACCTATACGAGACTGTGACAAAATAGTGCTTGACACTAATTGCGTTTTGCGGTATAATATATTATAAATTGGAGGATTATTCCTATGGCGACAGCTGCAAAACGTAGAGCAAATGCTCATGCTTCTCTTAACCGAAAAGCTGATGAGCCGATGTTGGATCAAGACAACTACAATGTCTCAATTTCGAGAGCATTGCAATGGTATACTTTAAACGCAGACGACAAACTGCGTCGCAAGTATGCCATTGAGTATTTCGCAAAACAAGGTAAGAAAAAAGAAGTCATTGCCATCAGCAAGGCAGAAGACTATGATGTACGCCAACTTGGTACACTCTGTCGTCTGATTGCAAATGGTAATACACTTTCTGAAGACCATATGGGTGCACTCAACAATATGGTTAAACATATCATGAGTAAAGAAGTACCCACTGTAACTAAACAGGATACAGCAGTCATTGTTCCAGTGACTTCTATTCAAGATCGCATGGAAGAAAAAGCACATCAACTCGCTGCCGAGATCGATGCTGCAATTGATGATTTTGTTATCAACAGAACATCCGACTTCTCAACAAAGAACTATCTGCTAACAAATAGCGTTGCAGCACCTATTGCCAAACGTATTGGTGACATGTATGTTCGTACACTGGATGAGTTGAATGATGTTCTTGCTGGTGAAGATGAACAGCTGGTTGAAGGCTATTCTCATTTCTCTAAACGAGAGCTGAAGAAATTCATTCAGTTTATGGAATCAATTGTTCAAGACTGTCAACAACAGGTGCAGACTGCTAAGGCATCTCGTTCGCCACGTAAGCGTAAGGCTACGAATCCTAACAAGGTAGTTGCCAAGATGAAGTATATGAAAGAGTTTGCTGAACTGAAACTCAAGTCATGCAATCCTGTTGACATTATCACTGCAACTGAGTTGTGGGTATACAATACGAAGTATCGTAAGGTTACTGTCTACAAAGCAGATGTCGGTTCATTGTCTGTGAAAGGTACAACTATCCTCGGATTTAGTGTCAGTGAATCTAAGACTATGACACTACGCAAACCAGAAGAATTCTTCAATGGATTGTCTATGGGTAAGAGAGCATTGAATGGTGCTTTCAAGAAATTGACCACGAAGCCATCTGTGCCGAATGGTCGTGTGAATGAAGAATGTGTATTGCTGGGAGCATTTTAATGATATTAGTAGATTATAGTCAGGTTGCACTTGCAGCTATTCTAACCTTTCAGAGAGAGTTGAAGGGCACTGAAGCTGAAGTGAAGAATCTGATTCGCCATGTGACGCTGTCCACATTGAAGTCGTACAAGAAAAAGTATGGCAAAGAATATGGTGAGATGGTTATCTGTTGTGATGGTCGTAAGTACTGGAGGAAGGAATTCTTTCCTAACTACAAAGCATCACGCAAGAAGAATCGTGAAGCATCAGATCTGGATTGGAAACTAATCTTTGACACGCTATCAGAGATGCGAGATGACCTTGCAGTTTACTTTCCATATCGAGTTATCCATGTGGAACAAGCAGAAGCAGATGATGTAATTGCTGTGATGACCAAGTGGCTCCAGAATAACAACCAATGCATTCAAGGACTGGTTGAGGAACCACAGAAGATTCTTATCCTTTCTTCCGACAAAGACTTCAAGCAACTGCAGCTGTATCCTACTGTGAAGCAGTGGTCTCCGATGCAGAAGAAGTATGTCACTGCAACTCAGAAAGAGATCAACGAGTTTATGATTGAGCACATCGTCAAAGGTGACTCTGGTGATGGTATTCCAAACATTCTGAGTAAGGATGATGTGTTCGTTAATGCTGAACGACAGAAGACTGTTTCATCTAAACGACTGCAAGAATTTATTGATAATGGATTCAAAGCATGTCGCAACGATGAAGAACGACGCAACTGGCATCGTAACTCTACACTGGTAGCATTCGAACATATTCCAGAAGAAGTTACACAGAACATCGTCCAAGCGTATCTAAATACTAAGCCCAATAACGATAAGATGAAGATCATGAACTATCTCATGGAGCATCGTTGTCGATTACTATTAGACGAAATTGAGGATTTTTAAATGAGAAAATATGTAACAGAAATGCTTAAAGAAATCAATGCTGATACTGCAGCATTAGATAAGTACAAGGAAGATGCAGCACTCAAGATTATTTTTGATTATGCATTCGATCCAGCAAAGAAGTTTATACTACCAGAAGGTGAACCACCATTTAATGCAGCAGTTGAACCACTTGGAATGACTCCAACAAATATGTTCAATGAAGTTAGACGATTCTATGTATTCTGTCGTACTGATTTGAAACCTATCAAGCGTGAGAGTTTGTTCATCTCGTTTCTGGAAGGTATTCATCCAGATGAAGCCAAGTTGATGATTGCTATTAAGGATCAGAAACTTACCAAGATGTATCCAAAGATTACACGTAAGCTGTTAGAGTCTTATAATTTGATCAAACCCATTGTGAAGGAAGTTAAAAATGCCTAATTGGTGCAGCAACTCAGTGACATTGTTCCATGAACTGAAAGAGAAAGTTGATGCTCTTGAGCAGGAATTGGAGAAAGGTGATGAAGCGCAGGTATTCAATCATCTAGTTCCATGTCCACCAGAAGAAAGTGAAAACTGGTATAGTTGGAATATAAACAACTGGGGTACTAAATGGGATGCTTCAGTTTGGGAATGGACACGTGTTGATGAGCACACTATTTTTATTAGCTTTGACACAGCATGGTCTCCACCAATCACATTGTATGAAATCATTGGTGACGAGGAGTGGATTATCAAAGCAAACTACCATGAGCCTGGAATGGGATTTATTGGTAAATTTGAAGATGGTATCGATGAATACTATGACTATGATCTTTCAGACAGAGAAAGTATTGAGCTTCTTCCAGAAGATGTTATCGAGTATGGTAATTTAATCGAAGAGCATGAGATGTGGATAGAAAATAACGAAGAGGATGAGTAATGTTTTGGTTTAAACCTGTTGAGATAACTGTTGACTGTTTTACAGATAATCCTATGTTGTATAACAACTATATGATTGATAAAGCCAGCAAATTCTTTCCAGAAGAAATCAAACAGATGCCTAATTATGTTCAATTAAAACAAAATCATAATCCTATCAGTGAACTGATGCAAGATATGCCAACAATTAGAAGATGTGTTGGTGTAAAAGATTTGTTTAGTCATGGATATATACTACCTGCATGGTCTGATATAAAAATTGAAGTTACTGAACAGGGAAATCTATTTTACACAGATAGCGTTAGTGGAGTTTCTGGTAATTTAACTTTACAACAACATGATCGTATTCAATATGGTTCTGGAATCTATAAAGACAGAGTACATATAAAGTTATTGTGTCCATGGTATTTGACTGAAAAAACTGGTGTTAAATTTACTTGGAATCAATGTACCTATCACAATACAGAAAGACATGCAAACTATCATGCGTTATCGGGCATATTAGATTTTAAAGCACAGCATAATACACATGTGAATATTTTTGTGAAAAAGGGTACGACCTTGACAGTTAATGCAGGAGATCCCTTAATACAGCTTATACCGTTAACTGACCGTGATGTAGAATTAAGACATCACGAAATTGATGCTAACGAGTACGAAAAGATTTCAAAAGAGTTTACTCAAAAATCTATGTGGGGAGGGCAACATAGAGCATTGTACAACCAAAAAGAAGAATCTAGATGTCCATTTGGATTCAAGTAATTTCGGAGTGTGGCGCAGTCCGGTAGCGCACCTGGTTTGGGACCAGGGGGTCCAAGGTTCGAAT